CAGTGGCGGCGGCCGAGAGGAGGACGCGCTGCTGCCACTTGGTCAGGCCGTACTGGTCACCCAGGCCCTTGATGAAGGTGGTGACCCGCTGGCGACCGCGCATCTCCCCCGTGACCGGGTCCGGGATCTTGTACCGTCCCCACTGGTCGAAGTCGATGCCGTCCTGCGGCCCGGGGCGCAGCGAGTGAACCGGCGCGTCCGGGTGGGCAGCGTGCTCGCTGGGTGCCGGCGGCGCAGCGGTGAACCGGGTATCCGGGCTAGCGCTCGGGACCGGGGCGGCGGGCTCACGGCCTCCGCGGAAAACCAGCGCCATGTTCCCGGTCTCCGGTCGGGGGTCAGGGCGAAGCTGCGGCTTGAACGTGGCCGTAGGGGTTCCGTCCGGTGTGTAGCCGGACGGAACCCCTACGGCCACGGTCGGCGGTTCGGAGTGCGTGAATTCGATCGACCCCTGACTGGTCGGGTACTCCGGTGTGGTGTACCCGGCCAGCGCATTAGCGTGCGCCATCTGGTCCGGGGTGCCCCATTGCTTGTACGCGGGACCCGGGTCGCTGAACTCGGAGACGGACGGCCCGTATTCCATGGGCGGACCCGGGTCCGGGTAGACGGGCATGGTCGGCAGCGGCTCGCGCCACGGGTTCGGGCCCGGGTTGCCGGCGTCGGGACGCACGCCGTGCCTGGTCGCGCGCTCCACCGTGGCCATCGATTCATCGTAGAGGTCTTCCGGGTACTCCCCGTGTCCGCCGTCCACGACCTGGCTCGCCTCGCGGTACTCGGTCGCGGTCGGGCGCAGGTCGGTCTCCGGCCCCGGTGCGGGGTTGTCCGCGATCGTGGGGTCGTGCGGGTACTGCTCCGGCCGCGAGCGCTGGAGAGCGGCCCGGGTCGCGGGGGTCAGCTTGTCCAGGTTGCCCGCCTTGAGGACCAGCAGCGCGCGTGCGTACTCAGGCGCCTGATCGGGGGTGGGTTGCCGGGTGTCCAAGACCATGTCCTGTGCCCACATGACCGTGCCGTGGCCAGGGATCTCCCCCAGTTCCTTGAGTGCGTCCGTGCTCTCGTACTCCCGGAAAGCATCCCACTCGTCACGCTGCTCGGGAGTCGAGTCCCCGGCCGCCCCGTCCTGGTCCTCCACCGGCACGGCGCCGGTCCCCTTGCAGGGGTCGGAGCGCTTCCCGTGGGACCGGATCTTCCCCTCTGCCGTGAGCCGGACGTCTTCCTTGTTGCACTCGGGGCAGGTCCCTGTCCCGAAGTTCCGCCGCTTCTCAGCCATGGTTCTGCCCTGTCTTCCCGTCGATTGTCGTACGCCACATTAGCACGAACGTCTCGTCAAGGCGCGCGTCCGCGGCCACGTCCTGCATCCGGTCCGGGCTGGCCCACCGCTCGATCATCCGGCGGCCCCCGGACGTGGTCTGATCCCGGACCAGGCCGTAGAACGCGGCCTGCTCCCGGACCGGGACCGGGGTGCGTTCGGCTTCCGGGCCGCCGACCAGAATCCTGATCACTGGTTCCGCCATTCGTCGTAGTGCCGCGCCTCGCGCCGCTCGGTAACCGTCTCCACCACGTACGCGATCGCGCACAGGACCAGCACCGCCAGCCCGGCGAGCGAGAAGATCCTCGCCGCGTCCATCGGGTGGGACACCAGCCAGTTGAGGACCCTCATCACCGCACCGCGTCTTCGTGCTGGCGGCGCAGGATGTTGTAGGTGTCGTCAAGGAACTCCACCGCAGTCCGGATGTCCTCCGGGTCCGCCGGCCCGTACAGGGTCAGGCCCCCGTCTTTCAGGCCGTGTTCCAGGTACTCGCTCGCCACCCGGATTCCCTCGATCAGGCACTTCTGCCCGTACCGCTCCACCTCGGACAGCGCGGGCGCTTCCGGTGTCTCGTCTTTGACCTTGCTGAGATTGATCATGATCCAGTTCCTAGGTAAGGGTCGAAAACCCTGCTGGCCTTGTACGTGTCGATCAGGTCGGAGACCGCGCCCGCGTTCATCTCACCCGAGGTCTCGATCCCCATGCGGCCTGCGAGACCGCGGGCCCGGTCGCTCGCAGGCTTCTTGCGCCATCGCGCGGACCGGTCCGCCAGGGAGGCGCCGACGTCCTCGGCCTCGGCCTCGGCCCACGTCATGGCGGTGTCCAGCTCCATCCCCGTGTACTGGGTGGGACGCCAGTGCAGCAGCTCCCCGTGCGGCCCGAAAGGAAGGACCCACACATCGTGCAGGCCCGGTTCCCCGGCGGCCGGTGCCAGGAAAACGTACCCCGCCTCCCCGCACCCGATGAACCACACCCCGCCGGCCGTCCGGTTCCACGCGGACCGGGAGGACTGGAACAAATCGAACGACTCCTGCGCGGACCGGCGTACCCGGATCACCGCGGCCTGACCGTCCTTGGGGCAGGTGCACTCGGTCTTCACAAGCAGTTTGCACTCCGGGCACAGGCACTCGCACGGCAGGCAAAGACAGTCCTTGCACGGCTTGGCCTGCGGCCAGAGCCCGTCTTCCAGGTCGATCAGCGACACCAGTTTGCTGTCGTCGCTGGCACCCACCACGTCGATGATCAGTGCGTCGGTCTTGCCCGGGAAGGGGCGCAGCACCCGGCCCACCATCTGCACGTAGAGGGGGTTGGATTTGGTTGGCCGGAGCATGATCGCAGCCGACAGCCACGGTGCGTCGAACCCCTCCGTGAGCACCATGCAATTGCAGATCACCCGGATCTTCCCTGCCTGGCTCGCGGCGTAGACCGCACGGCGCTGCTCCCGGGGCGTGCCGCCCGATACCGCGGCGGCAGGGATGCCCCTGGCGTTGAGCATCGCGGCCAGGTGCTCAGCGGTGGCCACGGTCGGGGTGAAGGCGATGCCGGTCCGGCCGGCTGCGTACTTCTCGTACGCGGTTACCGCCGCCTCCAGCGCGGTGCTGGACTCCAGCGCATCCCCGAGCGCGCCTTCCTGGAAGTCGCCACGGGAGTTCTTGAGGCCGTCCAGGTCCAGCCCCTCCACCGGGATGTTCCGGCCGCGGGGCTTGACCAGGAAGCCGTGTGCCACCGCGTAGGCGATGGACTTGGAGGACACCACGTCATCCCATACCGAGCCAAGACCGATCTTGTCCGAGCGCTCCATGGTCGCGGTGAAGCCGACGTGCAGCGCGTCCGGAGTGGCTGCGTAGATCCGCTGGTATGCGGGGGCTAGTGCGTGATGGCACTCGTCTGTGACCCACAGGCCCGGGGCCCCGCGCCGGCTGGACAGAATCCGGTCCAGCCGGCCGGAGCGTGCCAGGGTCTGCACGCTGGCCACCACCACGTCGGCGTCCACGTCGTCTTCCCGGGCCTTCACCTTGCCGATGGCCAGGTGCGGGGCTACCGACTCCAGCTTGTGCAGCGCCTGGTCCGCCAGTTCGTCACGGTGGACCAGCACCACGGACCGGCGGCCGGTGGACGCGTGCTGCTCCGCGATCATGTGCGAGAAGACCACGGTCTTGCCCATGCCGGTGGGGAGCACCACCGCCGGCCGCCGCACTCCGGCCGCCCATGCGCCGGTCACCTTGTCGATGGCCTCGCGCTGGTACGGACGGAGGCTGAGCAAGTCGCGTGTCACTTCCGGGCACCTTTCAGTTTCAGATGGGCGGGGCAGACGTCCCGTCCGAGCTTGTCCCTGCGCCACCCGGACTTGTCGTGTGCGTCCCGGCGGAGGTATGCGGCGGTGGAGTGCAGACTGCTGCGGACGCTGGAGTCTTCCGGCGGGCACACGTCGCACACCAGCCGGGAGACTCCACCGCTCTTGGTGTAGCTCACGATCCGCTGTCCCCCGCCTTGTCCTGGACCGTCTCGGCCCCGTGGCCGGCCGTGTGGCGGGACCAGGCCGAGGGGGTGTCGAAACCCCAGCCGCACACCCCGCACCGGAACGGGTGCGGGTTTCTCGCGGTGGGCTGCGGGCTCCGGTCGGACGGGAGGTTGAGGCTCAGTACTTCCTGGAGCCGCATGATCAGGTTGTACGTGTCCAGCGCGGGCCGCTCGGACGTGAGGGGCGGGGCCGTGTCCTCCCGGACCGCCGCCTGCACCGCGTTCCGCAGTGCCTCGCGCCTTGCGGCCAGGACGCCCCGGGCCCATGAGATGGCGCTCAGGCTGTCCCACTCCTGCACCAGATCGGACGGCACCCGGACGCCGGAGTACACCATGGGCGTGTCGGCGTCGCTGCGGACCAGGTCCGTTTCCCGGGGGTCGCCCATCATGCGGCCGAGCTGGGTGAACGCCCGGCCCGCGCTCCGGTTTTTTGCCGTCCACGCGTCTCGGTCGAACACCACGGTCGCGTCGTCGTCGTCGTCGGCGGGGGTCCGGTCATCGTCCGGCAGGGTGCAGACGTACGGTACCGGGGCGTCCGCGTCGGTCTTGAAGTCCGCGTAGAACCGGTTCCCGTCCGGCAGGGCGCCGGTCAGGTCGGGGGCGTGCAGGGGGTTTCGCCGGGCCGCATCCGCCCGGCGGAGTACCAGGTCCATCCGCTGGGCGGCCAGGTCTTCGGCAGTGGGCTCCGGAGCGTACGGGTCCTCGGTCGCGTCCGTCACGGTGGCCGGCTGGACCGGCGCGGCCACGGGCCGGTGGATCACGGCGATACCCCACGATCCGCGCGGCTCTTCCGTGGTCACGTACGCAGCGTCCATCGCGTCGAACAGGGACAGGCGGCGCAGGTCCTCCGGGTGCTCAAGGAGTCCGTGCTCCCAATCAGCCGTCACGGGGGCGGGAGCGCTGCCCACTGAGTAGGCCAGGTCGATCGCGTCTGACCAGTCGGTCCGACCCTCATCCGCCGGGCGCTCGATCCCGTACGCCTCCTTGAGGAAGGCCCATCCGGCGGGGGTCACGTTCCACAACATCGTGGTGTCGTGGACCCTCCACCCCCCAGCGTCACCCAGCTCCGCCACTGCCGACCACTCGATCACTCCGCGCGACTCCAGCGCGGTCAGCGTGCGGACGGCCGGCTCAAGGTGCGCGAGGTAGTGGCCGGCGGCCAGGTACCGAAGTGCTTCTTCCATCGTGTCGCTCAGCTTGCGGTTCATGGTGTTCCCTCCGTCGGTGTGTTGCTCTGCTCTTGAGCTTACCCGTGAATCTGTCGTACGTCAAGCCCCGACTATCAGGCCGCGTCCGCCAGCAGGATACGGGCGGCGGCGGTGTGGTAGCAGCGCACGCCACGGATGCCGGCGGGGCAGGTGCAGGCGCCCGGCGCGGTGCGGTACTGGCGACGGCCGTCCGAGCTGACCGCCAGGAAGATGACCGAGCGGAGCGGGACGATGGCGCCCTCCGCGATCAGCTCGGCTGCTTTGGCCACCTGTTCGGGCTTGTAGATGCTCAGGTCCGGGGCGGGCCGGCGGACCGGCAGGACCTCGGTACCCCGGCGCCGGTTCCGCAGGGTGCTTCGCTCGGTACGGCTGCGCGCGTTCATGGTGTGTTCCCTCCGTCGGTGCTGCTCTGCGCTCAGCCTATCCCCCAATCTGTCGTACGTCAAGGACCGACACCTTGTGCTATCTTGGCAGCATGGAAGAGAACTGGATCACCAAGACCGAGGCGGCTGCCCTGCTGGGCGCCTCGCTGCGCACCGTGGACAGGCTGGTGGCGGAAGGGGTCATCGCCTGCAAGAAGTACGGCGACCACCCGCGCGCTCCCGTGCGCGTGTCCCGCGCTGACACCGACCTGGTCAGGACCAGGCTGCCCCCGGACCGGGCCAAGCACGGATGGATTCGGCACACCTCGGCCGTGCAGCCGGACGCGGGGGACCAGGCGTGACCGGTGTCGTGTTCGACCTTGAGGGAGCGGACGCCGACCGGCTGTACCGCGGCGGGCACGACGGCCCCTACATCCGGCTGACCGGGGCGGTCAACCCCGCGGGCGGGCCGGCCGAGGTGGGCACCGATCCTGAAGCGTTCGCGGCCAGGCTCGCCGCGGTGGACGGGCGCAGGATCGGGCACAACATTCTCAAGCACGACATCCCCGCGCTCGCGCGGCACCACGGGGGCGACTTCACCGCGCTGGCCCGGGGCGCGGTGGATACGCTGGTGGCCGCGAGGCTGGCCGATCCGCCCGGGGCAAAGGGTCAGAAGCCGTGGGGCGTACCGGGGTACTACGGCCTCGATCAGGTGGCGCAGCGCTACGGGGTGGCCGGCTCCCGGGATGCTGCCAAAGGGGTGCTCGCCGACCTGGCCGCAGAATTCGGCGGGTACGACAAGATCCCCCAGGATGATGCGCGGTACCGGTCGTACCTGCGCGATGACCTGTCCGAGACAGAGGCCGTGTACCGGGCGCTGCTCCCCGTGATCGAGACTCCCTATGCGCAGCGTGAGATGCGAATCGTTGCCGTACAGCAACGGATGACTTTCAACGGGTGGCGCATTGACGTGCCCGAGCTGGCGGTCCGGGTCAAAGAGGAGGAGCGTCGCCAGGCCGAAGCACTGGAAGAGCTGCACGGCCTCGGCCTGCCCCGCACCACGGGCACCAAGCCGCTCGCCTCGGCCACGGGCAAGGAGTGGTTCGCCGCGGGGCTGGAACGGCTCGGTGTGCCGGTGCCGCGGACCCCTCCGACCAAGCGGTTCCCGGACGGGCAGCCGTCGGTGGCCGGAGACACGCTCAAGGATCTGGCCAAGCGGACCGGTAGCCACCCGGTGCTGTCACAGGTGCTCGATCGCATGCTGATCGTGGCGGGCATCACCTCCAAGTACGCGGAGATCCAGCGGCATCTGATCGGTGACCGGGTGCACGGCGGGATCGGGGCGGACCAGGCATCCGGCCGGTGGGCCATGACCAGGCCATCGCTCACCAACTTGGGCAAGCGCGGGGCTGAGAAGGTCGCGCAGCGCGGTCCCTTCCTCCCCGAGCACGGCCACGTCCTCATGACCTTCGACCTCGATCAGGTGGACATGCGCGCCATCGCGGCCCTGTCCCAGGACCCTGCCTACATGGCGCTTTTCGAGCCGGGCCAGGACGCGCACGCGATGATCGCGGACGCGGTCTTCGGCCGGCACGACGGCCCGTGGCGTGAGCGCTCCAAGCGGTGCGGGCACGGCTGGAACTACGGGATGGGGGTCAACGGCCTGATCCGCTCGGGCGTAGATCCGGAAGTAGCGCGTCAGTTCAATCAGATGATGCTCGCCTCGTTCCCCGTGCTGTGCTCGGAGCGTGAGAAGTGGCGTGCCATCGCGGCGAGCGGAGCGTTGATGGACAACGGATTTGGCCGGAAGATGCGGCCCGACCCGGAGCGGTCCCACACCCAGGGGCCGGCGCTGATGGGGCAGGGCGGGGCCCGGGACATCATGTGCGAGGGACTGCTGCGGCTGGACCCTGCGATCCACCCCATGCTGCGCGCCGTGGTCCATGACGAGATCGTGATGTCGGTCCCGATTAACCAGGTAAATGCGGTGCGCGAGCACGTGACCCAGGCCCTGACCTGGACATGGCGCGGTGTCCCGATCACGACCGGTGCGAGCCGGCCCGGGATCAACTGGGCTGACTGCTACGCGAAGGCGGCATGATGGCCGGTGGCCTGGACATGGAAATAGTGCTGTGCTGCCTGCTCCGGGTCACCCCGGCAGGGCCGGGTGACAGGGGCCGGTCCCTGCCGTTGGAAGCTGACTGGCTGCGGGCGGCGGATCGGAGGGAGGTAGCACGCCGGGCCACCCGGTGCGGTTACAGCTCGAAGCAGATCGCGGCCCTGTTGGGGGTCACCCCGCGGACCGTGTTCCGGTACCGGGCCTACTGGCGTACGACAGACCTGTGATACGATATAGCTCTGTTACACCGAGAGAAAGGACAAGGACCATGTTCTGCTCCAACCCCGACTGCCGCAAGATGGGCTGCTCCAGCACGCCCCGTAAGGGCGCCTGACGTTCTGCGACGGCAATCACGAGTGGGTCATGTGGGGCGGAAAGATGCGCTGCCGCAAGTGCGGCACCCCGCAGGGCTAGACCTGCACGACGAACGCCCCGGGCGACGGGACCCGGGGCGTTCTGCCCACCCAGCGAGAGGAAGGAACCTCCGCATGTCATCACGGTACAGCTACGGCGCGTCACTGGAGTACAGGGTCCGGGACGACTTCGAGCAGGAAGGCTACTACGTGGTCCGGTCCGCCGGTTCCGCAGGGGTGGCCGACCTGGTGGCACTGGACATGTACGCCCCCGGGCCGCCGGTCATGATCCAGGTCAAGCGGGCCAAGGGAACCATGTCCGTGGCCGCGTGGAACCACCTGCTGAGGATCGCGGGCGCGGCGGGTGCGGTGCCCGTGCTCGCTGTCGAGCACCCCACCAGGCCGCTCGTCTACACGTTGCAGCGCATCACCGCTCCGCGCCGGCCGCGCCGGCAGGCAACCCCGGACCAGTGGGAGGTCTGGCCGCTGGTCCCGGCAGAGGTGCGGTCCGTGACCGTGCACCTGGACAACACTGACGCGGTGTTCGAGCCGTCGCCACGGGGCCGGTCATGACCGGGGAGTGGCAGGATCTGGCCGCGTGCAGGGGGCACGACCCCAAGATCTTCTGCAAGGACGGGCAGAAGGGTTCGTACCAGCTGGCGAAGCGGTTCTGTGCGGTGTGCCCGGTCATCGGCACCTGCCTTGAGGCTGCGCTGAGCGAGGAAGGCGCCACGCCCCGGAATTTTCGGGCGTGCATCCGAGGGGGCAAGACCCCTGAGGAGCGGCACGACATTCACATGGGGCGGCGGCCGGCCCCTGCGGCCCGTCTGGTACCCGCGTAGTACCCGTCCCACCAGCGACCCCCGTGTTCAGGCGCGGGGGTCGTCGCCGTTCCCGGGACTGGCGCGTACGCTGACCACTGAGAGTAAGGGAGGAAGGATGGCAGTCAGCTATGCCGTAGACGTGTCGAACAACCAGGCGAGCCACCAGCCCTGGAAGTCTTTCGGCGTCCACATGGGCATCGTCAAGGCGAGCGAGGGGCAGCACGGCCGGGATGCGTGGTTCACCCGGCACATGGACGACATCGCGCGTGCCGGCATCAAGGTCCGCGGGGCGTATCACTTCGCCTGGCCGAACCAATCCGCGGCGGCCGAGGCGATGAACTACTGCGCGGCCGTCGGCCCGTACGCACGGGCCGGGATGATGTACCACATCCTGGATCTTGAGCCGTACCCGGACGGGCGCAACTACCAGGGCGCGACGGCGGCCCAGATCAAGGCGTATGCGGCTACCTGGGTGGCCTCGGTCAAGCGTTCTTTCCCGGGTCACCCCGTGCTGGTCTACACCCCGCGCGACAACGTGGGCAGGCACTACCCGTCCAACAGTGACGGCTACTGGTACCCCGCGTACCCCGTCCAGGGGCGAAGCTTCGCGCAGGCCGCGAAGCTGTCCCGTCCAGAATCGGGCCCCGGCGGGAGCCCCGTGTGGGGCTGGCAATTCACCAGCATCCCGCTGGACCGGACCGTGGTCTACCTGACGCCGGCCGATCTGCTGGCCACGGTGGCCGGCACCCCTGCGACACCATCCAAGGAGGAAGACATGCCCATATCAGCCGCTGATGTGGAGCGGATCGAGAACGCGGTATGGACCAGGCTGTGGACCAGCCCGACCACCGGTAAGCCCACCATGATGGGCACCTACCTGGCGTACGGCGATGCGCACTTCGCGGCCACGGTCAAGGCGGTGCAGGACGCGGCCAACGCCACCACCGCCGGAGTGGTGAGCGCGGTGGTCAAGGCGCTGACACCGCTGATCGGCACGGACGCCGACACTGACCGGGTGGTGAGCGCGCTGAAGCAGGCGCTGATCGATACGCCGGCTCTCAAGATCGAGGTCACTCAGGCCCCGGCTACCCCAAGTGACGGAGCGTAACGACATGGTCAGCAGAATCAACCCTTGGCTGATCGAGGCCAAGGTGTGGGCGGCTACCGCGTCCGGGCTCGGCATCGGCCTGGTCGTCACCGTGCTCAACGAGATGCCCGGCGACGCGTCGCTGATGGGCTCGCTTCCCGGCTGGGCGCAGGGCATCCTGACCCTGGCCTCCCCCACCGTGCTCGGCTTCCTGGTCCCGTACCTGACCCGGCACACCCCGCGGCCGGACCTGCTACCGCCGCACGTCCCGTACGATCCCCCGGCGGCCACGCCCCCCGTTACCGGGGCGTGATCCATGGACCAGCAGCAGGCAGACCCCCTGTCGTACCTGCTCAATTTCGGGGTGCTCGGCCTGCTGCTGGTCCTGTGGCTGACCGGCAGGATCGTCAGTAAGTCCGAGCACGACCGGGCTATCGGGGAAGGGGAGCAGTGGAAGCAGCGGTTCGAGCAGGAGGCGGCGGCTCACAACGTGACCAGACAGGCGCTAGGTCAGGAGCGGGAGCGTGGGGACAGCAGCATCGAGGCGGCTCGGATGGGGACTGCGCTGCTCTCCGCACTGAGCCATCACCAGCTACCCGGGAACGCCCCGTGATCCGCGGTGTGGTGCGCCGCATCCTGGGCGCCTCGCTGGACCCGGACCCCGCGCTGATCGAGGCCCGGCGCCGGACCGAGGCATCCATGCGACAGGCCGATGCCGACCTGCTCGCGTCCCGCACCCGGGCCGCGGAGGGGCGGGCCGTGGCGGACCAGCTACGGCGCCACAACCAGGCCAACGGGTACGCGCGCTGGCTTGAGGACACAGTCCTGCACGGCGGCCGGTCGTGATGGCCGCCGTCCTGTTCACCCTGTACGCCGCGGGGCTCGTTTTCGCTGTCGCGTTCCTGGCCCGGTACCTGCCCCGCCGGTGGTACAGCGCAGCGTCCTTGAACGGCGCGGGGTGGATCATCATCGTGGTGATCACCTTCGCCCGCGCCCTGGCACTGATGTTGTTGCGCGGCGGCCCGCAGCCGACGCGCGGCCCGCTGGACGCGCTGATCTCGCTGGGCTCCCTGGCCGCGGTGGACCTGCTGCTGCTGGTCCGGCTGGTCAGCTACCTGCGGTACCGGCGCGCGGGCTGACACCTGTGTCACGGCGTGATACGGTCGGGTCATGACCGAAGAATTTGACGACAGCCTCAAGACGCTGCCCGTCCGTGTCCCGGACCACCTGCGCGAATGGCTTGAGGACTACGCCGCGCGCCACCGGTGGAACCGGTCCGTCGCCCTCCGCGTGATCTTGGAAGACGCGCGCCGCAAGGACCAGAACCTCTCCCGCTGACCGGCCCCGCACCATGATCCAGAAAGGCGGGGCCTGTGTCCGTCACCCCTTTTTCACCCCCGGCCATGGAGCGGTTCGCCGCGGCCCTGGTCGCCGTCGGCTCGAAGTCGTCCAACGGGCGTGACTGGACCTGCCCGGCGCACGCCGACGTGGGGCCGTCCCTGTCCGTGAGCTACCGCGATGACCGGGTGCTGTTCAACTGCCACGCCGGCTGCCCCGGGTACGCCGTGCTCGCCGTGCTCGGACTGGAGGACGCCGACCTGAGCGACGCGGCCCCCGCAGTCGAGCCCGCCGCGGTGGTGCCCGCCGGCCCGCCCCCGTCGTGGGCGGCCAAGCCGCACGACACGATGCAGTACGGGTACACCGACGCGGCGGGCAAGCCGCTTTTCACCGTGCACCGCAGGGTGAAGGACGGCAAGAAGACCTTCCTCCAGCAGGCCGCGGACGGTACGTGGTCCATCAGGGGCATTGACCCCGTGCTGTTGGGTCTGCCCCGGGTGCTGGACACCGCGGCCCTGGGCGGCGCGGTGCACGTGGTGGAGGGGGAAAAGGACGCCACCGCCCTGTACCTGTCCGGCGAGGTGGGCACCTGCAATCCCGGGGGCGCCAAGAAGTGGCGGGATGCGCTGGCCGATGCGCTGGCCGGCTGCTCCGAGGTGGTCGTGTGGCGGGACAGGGATTGGATCAAGACCGGTGACGGGCCGGACGCGCGAACCCCGGGCGACACGTGGGCCCGCGCCGTGGTGGACTCCCTGGCACGCCGTGCCATCCCGTACCGGGTCGTTGAGGCGGCCGGCGGCAAAGACGCGTGGGACCACCTGGCCGGCGGCTACAGCCTGGCTCAGGCGGTGTCCGTCACACTGGACGGGGCGGGGGGCGCCGATCTGGAGGACACGGAGCTCATGCCTGCCAGCGACACGCCGATGCCGGTGGCACGCCGGCTCGAACAGGAGTGGCTGGACATCGCCACGGGCCTGCCGGTGCGGTACTACTGGCGGGGGTCGTGGCTGGTCTGGAAGGGCGCGCACTGGGCTGAGCAGGATGACGACAGCTTCCGGTCCGGTCTCTACCTTCGGATGGAGCACGCGGTGTACGAGAAGACCTCGGCCGCCGGCAGCGCGTCGCTGGTGAAGTGGAACCCGGGGCCGCGCACCATCGGCCCTGTGGAGGCCGCAGCGCGCGCCGTACGGATGCTGGCACCCGAGGTGGAGGCGGGCAGCACCCTGGACCCTGACGAGGGTTGGACGCCCCCGCAGGGGGCCCGGGTGGCGTTCTCCAACGGCGTGCTTGACGTGGCCACCCGCAAGTTCACCGAGCCGTCCCCCGCCTACCTGAACACGTCCTCGGTGCCGTTCGCCTACGACCCCGCCGCGCCCGTGCCCGTGCGCTGGCTCGCCTTCCTCGGCCAGGTGATGCCCGGGGACGGCGAGGCGGTACAGCTGTTGCAGGAGTGGTTCGGGTACGTGCTCAGCGGCATGACCGACCAGCAGAAGATCCTGTATTTGCAAGGCGCGCCCCGGGGTGGCAAGGGTACGGTCGCCCGCATCCTCAAGCGCCTGGTCGGCGAGGTCAATTTCGTGGGCCCCACCCTGGCCGGCATGTCCACTGACTTCGGCCTTGCTCCCATGATCGGGAAGTCACTGGCAGTGATCTCCGACATGCGCATGCCGGAGAGAAATGCTCAGCTCGTACTGGAGCGGCTGCTCTCGATCAGCGGCGAGGACACGCTGAGCGTCAACCGGAAGTACCGGGCCGACTGGAACGGCCAGCTCCCCGTCCGGCTGATGTTCCTGTCCAACAACCTGCCCGCGTTCCGGGACGCGTCCGGCGCTTTTGCCTCCCGGCTGCTGCTCATCCGCATGCCGCAGTCCTTCCTGGGGCGCGAGGACCCAGGGCTTGAGGCCAGGCTCGCCACCGAGTTGCAGGGCATCCTGCTGTGGGCCCTGGAAGGGCTGGCCCGCCTGCGCGCCCGGGGGCACTTCGTGCAGCCTGCCACGTCGGTGGAGACCCTGGCCGCCGTGTCCGATGCGGGGAGCCCGCTGGGGGTCTTCCTGGCTACCCGCACGGTGCCCGACCCAGGCGGCGCGGTGTCCTGCAAGGCGCTGTTCGCCGCGTACCAGCAGTGGGGCACGGAGGAGAACGGCCAGAAGTGGACGGCCACCCAGACACAGCTGGGGCGCGAGATGGCCGAGCTGGGGTACGCACGGACCCAACGCCAGGTCTCCGGCCGGCGGGAAGGGGTCTATCCCGGGCTCGCGCTGGCACCCCTTCCCGGGGCAGCAGCGCCCGTGTTCACGGGGAGTAACCCGTTCGCTCCGGGCGGTAGTCCCGGGTAGCGGGAGTGCACGGGGTGCACGGGGTCCAAGGGCCGGTGCATGGGGTTGAAATCAAACCCCGTGCACCGGCTTTCTGCATGTCATCCCGGGTGTAGAGGCCCAAGTGCACGGGGTGCACGGGGTTGTGTAAGACCTTCCTACGCGCGCGAGGGAATAAGGACTATGAGCTATACCCCCATACATGCTCCGGAGAGCACACAGGGGGCACGCAACCCCGTGCACCCCATGCACTTGGGCCCTGACCTGCAAGGACCCTCGAAAAGTGCCCGTGCACTTGCCCGTGCACCTCCTCAAAACCCCGTGCACTTGCCCGTGCACTGCCCTGTTTGGGGGCACCCTTGACCCCCGAGCGGTCCGGCTCAGGTTCAGGTACGCTGCGGGCATGACGGATCTGACAGCACCACGGGGCCCCGCCCCGCTCTCCCGCGCGGCGGCGCGCCTCTGGCTTGCGGACCACTTCGCGGAGCACGGCCCGGAGATCCCGTGCTCGGACGTGATGGCAGCCGCGATCGCAGCCGGCCACTCCCGCTCCACCCTCAAGCGCGCATGGAGCCAGCTCGTGGCCGGCGGGGTGGCGGAGTCCTTCCGCGCCACCGGAGCGCTCCCTGTGACGGTCACTGTGTGGTCCTACCGCCCCCGGGTGGCCACCGCCGCCCCCTCCCCCGCCCCCGTGGCCGACCTCGGCCTGGTCGATCAGCCGTACCGCCCTTCCGGCACCCCGCGGTGGGACGTATGAGCACCATTGAGCGGGAAGGCCGCGAGTCGGGCTACCACGTCCGGGCGGACGCCGCCCGGGAGGAGTACCTGCGCAAGGAGATCGACCGGGCAGGGTGCATGATCGCGGGCCGGTTCTACGTCTGGGTGAAGAACCCGGCCGGCCGGCTGTCGCTGCGCAGCACCGGACTGGCCGTGCCCCGGGTGCCGCGGTGATCGGGCCCGAGTTCGCCGGCCTGCTGGTCGCCCTGGTGGTCGTGCTGCTGATCATCCGGGCCCTGCACGAAGACCTCGCGCAGCGCATCGCCAACGAGGTTGCAGCCGTGCTGGAGCGCCGGGACCAGGCCCTGAGAGGGGATGATGATCATGGTTGATTTGGGCGATTTGGACCCTGCCGGGGGTCAGACGTCCCGGGCTCCGGGTGCTGCGATCCCGACCTCGGAGCGGGTCAGGAACGGGCGCGGGCAGTGGATCACGACCACGGACCAGGTCATGATCGACGCCGAGGCCGCGCGCCTGCGGTCCCGGTCCCTGAGCTATGCGCAGATCGCGGCCGAGATGGGATGCGGGGAGGAGACAGCCCGCGAACGGGTGGGGCGCGCGCTCGCGTCCATCACCCGGGAGCCGGCCGCCGACCTGATCACGATGGAGCTGGCCAAGCTGGACCGCCTTGAGCGGTCCGTGATCAAGGTGCTGGAGTCTTTCCACTACGTGGTCAACGAAGGGCGCATCATCAAGCGCCGTGACCCTGCGTCACGGAAGATGGTCGAGCTGGAAGACGACGCCCCCGTACTGGCCGCGGCCAAGGTGCTCAAGGATCTGTCCGAGTCACGGCGCAAGCTGCTCGGGCTCGACTCCAGCACGAAGGTCAACGTGTCCGGCGGGGTCGTGTACCGCTTCGAGAACGTCTCGGATGAGGACCTGTGATGGGCAAGTCGCGAGTGGAGATCCACACGGACCCGGAGACGGGCCTGCCCAAGCTGTTCCTGGACGGGGCCGACATCGGCGCACAGGTGAACCGTGTCGAACTGATCGTCGGCCTCGGTGGGGACATCCGGGTATCGCTGCGCCTGCCCCGGGTGCTGCCCCTGGGTGTGAGCGTGGACGCCTCGGTGGGCGTGGACGCCAGCACCGCGGCGGCGCTGTCCCGGCTGGGCTGGACGCCCCCGGCGGCGGACTCATGACCCAGCGTGAGCAATCGGACTGGCGCGTCCAGCGCGCCCCGATGGACGCCCCGACCGGCTACCCCTGGCGGGTGCTGCACCCGGACGTGGTCCGCTCGTTCGCTACCCAGGGTGAGGCGTTCGAGTACGCCATGCGCCGGGCGGACAAGTGCACCGTGTGCGGGAGCTGCGCCCACGACCACGGCGGCTGGTCGCACGCCTACACCCGGGCCAAGCGGGCCCGCGCCCGTACGGAGGACGTGAGCACCCTCACCCAGGCCCCGGGTACGGTGCGCGCCGTGACGGACGTGCTGCTGCCCCACGGGTGCGGCGTGTGCGCGGGCATGATCGCGGGGTGGTGCGGCACGTGCGGCCGGCTGTGCACGCCGGAGCTGGACGCGGCGTCTGTGACGGTCCAGGTGCCGCACCACCCCGCCGCGGCCCGGTACGCGGACCTGGTCAGGCTGTACAACGAGCTGGTGACGCCCCATGGCCTGGCTCCCATGGACCCGGCGCGCATCCTCGGCGCAGAGCGGGAGCCCCTGGCGTTCACGGACAGCGGTGACGTTACGTGACCATGGCCGCGCCCCCTGCCCCGGGTGCTGAGCAGGTCCACACCTTCAAGGCGCAGGGGGCCGCGGTCGATCTCTGGAAGGCCCGGGCCAACGAGGTGCTGATGTCGGGGCCGGCGGGCACCGGCAAGTCCCGGGCGTGTCTGGAGAAGCTGCACGCCCTCATGCTGAAGTACCCGGGTGCGCGCGGGCTGATGGTGCGCAAGACCCGGGAGTCCCTGACATCTACGGGCCTGGTCACGTTCCGTGAGAAGGTCGCGAACGAGGCGATCGATACCGGGCTGGTGGAGTGGTACGGCGGCAGCCATGAGGAGCCCCCGCAGTACCGGTACGGCAACAGCTCCAAGATCATGGTCGGGGGCATGGACAAGCCGACCAAGATTATGTCGTCCGAGTACGACGTGATCTTCGTGCAGGAGGCTATCGAGCTGACCGTGACCGACTGGGAGAACCTGACCACGCGCCTGCGCAATGGCGTGGTGCGTACCATGCAGCTGATCGCGGACACCAACCCCGACCGGCCGCAGCACTGGCTGAAGCAGCGCGCGGACACCGGCGCCACGTCCCTGATCGAGTGCCGGCATGAGGACAACCCCATGCTGTACGACGCCGCTGCGCGGGACTGGACGGACGCGGGCCGCGTCTACATGGCCCGGCTGGGCGCGCTGACCGGGGTGCGCAAGGAGCGCTTGCTCAGGGGCCGGTGGGTCACGGCCGAGGGGCTGGTGTACGAGAACTGGGACCCATCGGTCCACCTGCTCCCGGCCATGCGCCGGCCGCCCAAGAGCTGGCCGGTCTTCTGGTCGATCGACTTCGGGTACACGAATCCTTTCGTGTGCCAGTGGTGGGCGCAGGACCCGGACGGCAGGCTGCACCTGTACCGGGAGCTTTACCGCACCAAGCGCCTGGTCGAAGATCACGCCAAGGACATCATGCGGCAGGTGGCCACCTGCAAGCGGCAGTGTGATCGCACGGACCGCGACCACTTCCCGCTCACCTGCGAGCGCTGTCAGGTGGTGTGGATGGAGGCCAGGCCCACCGCGATCATCTGCGATCATGACGCGGAGGACCGTGCCACGCTGACCAAGCACCTGCGGTTGCAGACTGTGCCCGCCAAGAAGACCAAGACCCGGGGCATCCAATGCGTAGAGTCACGGCTCAAGGTGCAGCCGGACGGGCACCCGCGGCTGTACATTCACAGGGACGCACTGACCGAGCGTGACGAGCTGCTGGAGGAGGCGAAGCTCCCGCTCTGCACGGAGCAGGAGATCGGCGGGTATGTGTGGCCGCCCGAGGCGGTGGCGGGCACGGCGCCCAAGGAGGAGCCGGTCAAGCGCGACGACCACGGCATGGACGGCATGAGATACATCGTGGCCCACCACGATCTCAAGGGGAGGTACGACATCAAATGGCTGTGACCACCGACCGCCCCGCGATCGACCGCGGTACCCGCCCGTGGGGCAAGGCTGCCCCCACCCGGGCCAGGCTGCGGGCGCAGCTGTCCAGCGCCGGCCGCACGGTCCGCCAGCGCATCGTCAGTGCCCGGTCCGCCCTGCTGACCGTGACCGGGTTCGGCTGGATCGACGCAGCGGCCTGGCACACCCTTGGCGCCGGGGCGGGGTTCCTGACCATCGGCGTATCGTTCCTGGTGATCGAGTTCCTGAGCCGGGAGGTCACCGCGTGAGGTCACCGCTGCGCGCCGTGGTGGACCTGGTCCCGCGCGGCACGGCCAGGACGCCGGTGCCGATCCCCAGCCGCGCGCAGTCCGAGCGCTCGATCTTCTCGGGGACCAGCTCGCAGGCCACCTCGGCCATCGACGCCATGGGCTCGGTCGGCACCCTGTTCAACATCGTGAGCACCACGTCACAGGCTGTAGCCAAGGTGAAGTGGCAGCTGTGGCGCAGCGCCAAGAGCGGTGACCCCAAGGACCGGGTCCTGGTCGCGGACCACCAGGCACTGCGGGTGTGGAACAGGCCGAACGATTTCATGTCCGGTATGCGCTTCCGGGAGGCGCAGGCGCAGCACCTCAAGCTGACCGGCGAGGCGTGCTGGGTGGTGCAGCGGCAGGCCCCGGCCCCGTGGCCCATGGGCATGTGGCCGGTGCGACCGGACCGGATCACCCCGGTCCCCAGCGTAGAGACCTTCCTCGCCGGGTTCGTCTACACCAGCCCGGACGGGGAGCAGGTGCCGCTGGGGATCGAGGACGTGATCCGCCCCATGATGCCCAACCCCGCGGACCCCTACCGGGGCATGGGCGCGGTGCAGGCCATCCTCACCGACCTCGACAGCGAGCGGTACACGGCCGAGTGGAACCGGAACTTCTTCCGGAACTCGGCCACGCCCGGGGGCATCATCGAGGTGCCCGAGGGGCTTCAGGATGCGGACTTCCGCCGGTTGCAGCGGCGGTGGGCTGAGCAGCACCGCGGGGTGGCCGCTGCGCACCGGGTGGGCATCCTGGAAGCGGGCATGAAGTGGATCGACCGGTCCTTCAGTCAGCGCGACATGCAGTTTGCTGAGCTCCGGCAGGTCGGGCAGGACGTCATCCGTGAGGCGTTCGGCTTCCCGGGTTTCGCCGCGGGCAAGGTCACGGACGTGAACAGGGCGACGGCCGAGGCGTCCGACTTGTGGTTCGACAAGCACCTGACCGTGCCGGACCTGGACCGGATCAGGGACGCGGCCAACTGTGAGTTCCTGCCGCTGTTCGGGCTGGCCGGGGCGGGGCTGGAATTCGACTACATCAGCCCCGTGCAGGGGGATGAGGAGCAGGACGCGGAGATCCTGGTGTCCCGCTCCAAAGCCCTGCACAACTTCACCCAGGCAGGCGTGTACGGGCCCGACGCCCTGGAACTGGCGGGCCTGCCGGGTGACGCCGACTTCGGCCAGCCGGGCGCGGACCCGGACCGCATCCTGCTGACCTCGCTGGTCCAGGGCGCGCCGTCGCTGGCACCCATGATCCTGCCCGTGCTCATGCCGGGCGTGGACTGGTCGAACACCGCGCCGTCCATCACGCTGCCCCGGGCCCACCCCGGCGAGGTGGCACCCGGGGCAGCAGCCGTACCGGGCGCCCCGGTGCCCAAGGAGCTGGAGGCCGCGCCCAAGGACCGGGGCGTGCACCTGATCACCAGCGCAGCGGACGGAGCACACCTGATGGGCTGCATGATCGCGCTGGTACCCAGCGCTCCGGACGCCGCGCGGATCGCGGTGCCCGGCGGGGAGCTGGCCGATGATCTTCACCTGACCCTGGCCTACCTGGGGCCGGACGCAGGCGACTGGTCGCCCAACGACACCCGCGGCGTGATCGACGCCGTGCGCAGTTACGCTGCGTACCTGCCTACCGTGGACGCCAAGATCTTCGGCGCTGCGCTCTGGAACGCGGACACCGATAAACCCGCATGGGTCTGGAACGTGGGCGACTACGAAGCGGGCGGTGTCCTCACCCGGGCCCGCGCCACCGTGCTGGCCGGCGCGGAGGACGTGCTGTACGACCGGTTCCCGGTCCAGCGCACGCCCTGGGCGGCGCACGTCTGCGCGGCGTACAGCGCGGACCCTGCGCTGCTCCCCGTGCTGTCCGAGCGCATGGGCGCGCTGATCTTCGACCGGGTAAGGGTCACGTTCGGTGACCTGGTCACGGACATCATGATCGGCCCTGTCCCGGGCACCGAGCTCGATCCTTCCGTTGGCTACGACGACCACGGCGTGCCCGTGATCGAGGCGGCCATGCGCTGGGTGGTGAAGGCGCACAAGGATGACAGCACGTGCGCGCCGTGCCTGGCACAGGACGGGAAGCTGTACCGTAACCGTGAGTCAGCGTATGAGGACTACCCGGACGGCAAGTCCTACGTCAACTGCGTAGGCGCCAAGTACGGCAACGACTGCAGGTGCACCGTGGTCAAGCGCGGGCGCAAGGGAGGCGGGGAGTAGTGGCACGGATCTGGACACCCGGGCAGGTGGCCAACCTCCAGCGGACCGGGCGTGCGTCCTGGTACCGGGTGGAGGCCAGTGCATCGGGAGTCACGGAGGTCTCGATCTATGACGCCATCGGGGAGTGGGGCGTCACTGCCCGTGACTTCCTCAACGAGCTGGGGGAGATCAAGGGCGCGATCGAGCTGCACCTGAACAGCGAGGGCGGTGAGGTCTTCGACGGCATGGCCATCTACGACGCGCTCAAGCGGCGCGGCGGGATCACCGTGCACGTGGACTCCCTCGCTGCCTCGATCGCGTCCGTCATCGCGCAGGCAGGCGAGCGCCGGATCATGGCGCCGCAGGCCACGATGATGATCCATGAGGCCAGCTCGGGGGCCGCGGGCAACGCTTCCGACCTGCGCACGCTGGCCGATCTGCTGGACAAGACCTCGGACAACATCGCCTCGGTGTACACCGAGCGCGCCGGTGGCGACCTGGCCGGGTGGCGTGCGTCGATGCAGGCCACCACCTGGTACAGCGCGGCCGAGGCCGTCAAGGCGGGGCTTGCTGATGAGGTGCGGGGTACCGCGCCCATCACGGGCCTGGCCGAACCCGCCAAGCCCGCGGGCGCGACAGTGCCCGTGAACCGGGCGGACGCCGCGGCCCCCGCGCCGGCCGCCACCCTGACCACCATCGCGGACCTGATCCGCGCACAGAAGGGACCGCGATGACCAAGCTGGCAATCCCCCAGACCCAAGTCGAGATGGAGGAGATGCTGAGTGACCCCACTCAGCTCGCCAAGATCGTAGAGGACGGCGGCCTGCCCGAGTTCGTCAAGGCGTACGCGGGCAGCGCCATGTCCGCGAAGACGGACCTCGCTGTGCAGGTCCGTGAGCAGACGCAGATGGTCCTCACGGACTGGCTCAAGGAGCACGGGCAGGATCTGGAGAAGCGCTCCAACCTGCTGGACCTGCGCCCCAAGGGGGCCGACGACTTCGCGTCCAAGCCCACCAGCCTGTACAACCCCCGGGCTGTCGGGGCGCACAAGGACATCGCGCACCTGTACCCGGACGCCGCGTCCCTGTTCCAGGCCATCTGGCACAATCCCCTCGCCTCGAACAGCACCAAGGAGGCGCGCGAGCGCCTTGAGGTGCTGCGTAACTACAGCGAGTCACAGCCCAGCGAGGGCGGCTTCCTGGTCCCGGAGATCCTGCGCAGCGAGCTGCTTCAGATCTCGCTGGAGAAGGCCGTGGTCCGGCCGCGCGCCCGCGTGATCCCGATGGAGAGCCAGCGGGTCCCGTTCCCCAAGATCGACTCCACCACGAACGTGGGCTCGGTCTACGGCGGCATCACCTCGTACTGGGTGGAGGAGTCCGCTGACCTCCCCGAGTCCGAGGCCAGCTTCGGGCGCGCCGTGCTGGACGCCAAGAAGCTGATCACGTACGCGGAGGCTCCGAACGAGCTGGTCCGCGACTGGTCAGCCTTCGGCGCCTTCATCGGGTCTGTCATGCCCGAGGCGATGGCGTTCTTCGAGGACCTGGCGTTCATGGGCGGCAACGGCGTCGGCATGCCGACCGGCGCCCTGAACACCTCCAACGGCGCCAACATCGCGGTACTCGCAGAGCCGGGCCAGGCTTCTGCCACGATCGTGTGGCAGAACGTCATCAAGATGTTCGCCCGCATGCTGCCGCAGTCCCTGAGCAGCGCCGTGTGGGTCGCGACCATCGACGCGTTCCCCGAGCTGGCCACCATGGCGCTGTCGGTGGGCACCGGCGGCGGCCCCGTGTGGCTGGGCGGCCCGAACTCTTCCGGTGCGGACACGCCCCCGGTCACCATCCTCGGCCGCCCGGTGATCTTCACGGAGAAGACCCCGAGCGCGCTCGGCGGCCAGGGCGACCTGTCGTTCGTTGACCTGTCGTACTACCTGATCGGCGACCGCCAGCAGATGACGGCCGAGTCCAGCGAGCACTACAAGTTCAAGAGCGACCGGACTTCCTACCGCATCACGCAGCGCGTGGACGGCCGGCCGTGGCTGGACAGCGCCATCACGCCGGCCAACGGCGGCCCGGCCCTGTCTCCGTTCGTCCAGCTCGCGGCGCGCCCGTAAGCTGGTCTCCTGCTGCGCGGCGGTGGCCCGGTGATCTCACACCGCCGCGCAGTGGGCAGGCATCCCGGGCGGCAGCAAGCGCCCGGGGTTCCGCATAGCGCAGGTGCGCGCCCCGTACGGCGGGGAGGCTGGCTCGATACCAGGTGCGGGAGCTGATCCGCCGGCACTCAACCCCCGGCGGACCGCAGCGAGGCCGCCGGCACTCAACCCCCGGCGGACCGTAACAGAGAGTAGGCAGCATGTCCGGAATGGAAGGACTGGGGCGTGAGTTCAACTGCGTCCCTGCCGCGAACGGCGTCGAGATTGCCATGCGGTACGCCTCGGGGATCACGTTCGTCTGCACGGGTGCCAATGCCGAGACCTTCACCGTGGCCGAGTGCAAGGACGCGAACGGCACCGGTGCGCAGACCCTGTCCCACATCACGCACTACTTCACCATGGCCACCTCGGCCGGCTCCAACACCTGGGTTCGCACCCCGCTCAGCGGGGAGAGCGCAGCATCGGGTGTCATCACGACCACGACGGCGCTCCCCGTGGCCGCGTTCTTCGTGGGCGCGGACTCCCTCTCGGACGGGTTCAACTACATCCGGGTGACCCGGAGTGCTGCCGGTCAGGTCGTGGCCATCACGCACGACCTGGTGACGCAGCGCAAGCCGTCCAGCCTGCCTGCCCTGGGGGTCTGACATGAGCGTGCTCAACAACGGCGCCGCCTACCTCGGCGGCGTACTGGGACTTCAGGTGAACCGCGCAGCGGCCACGCTGCCTGCCACCGCGCAGACGCCGTACTTCACCGTGACCGGCGGAAAGGTGCTGATCACGGGGATCGTGGGCGAGGTGACCACCGCGGTACAGGCGCAGGCAACCACACTGCAACTGATCGCGACCCCGGCCGCAGGCACGGCGGTCGCCCTGTCCAGCGCGGCCACGGACGCCACCGGCAAGGAGGCGGGTGCGACCATCACACCCGCGGCCACGCTCGGGGGGGCCCTGTCGATCAGCAACGCGGGCGCCAACGTGCTGTCCTTTGGCGTGGGGTTCGTGGTCCGTACCGGCACCATCGATCTGAAGACCGTGGCCACTTCCACCGGCGCCACCAAGTGGACTGTGACCTACGTCCCCCTGGACAGCGGCGCGGCGGTGGTCGCAGCCTGACCAGGGTACAAGACCGGGGCCGGCCGCCCCTTCGACCCGGGCGGCCGGTCTCACCCATGGAAGGAGAGCACGATGCCCAAGAGCACCTTGCACGGCGGCGTCACGAACGAGGCGGTGGAGCAGTCGCGGCGCACGGGCGTGGTCCCGGAGCCCGACCCGGAGCCTGAGCACGGGAAGAGCGACCCGGAGACGGATCAGCCGGTCCGGCCGGCGGCCGGCGAGCCCAAATCGGCATGGGTGGACTACGCCGTGTCGCAGGGCGTGGTTCGTGAGGAGGCGGAGCGGCTGACCAAAGCCGATCTGCTGGACAGGTACAAGGACTGACCATGGCCTATCAGCAGCTCTTGGACATCCTCAAGGAGCAGGCCGAGTACCGGAAGCAGTACGTGGACACCCCGCCCGTGGCGTGCCCAGATGACGGGGTGCTGCTGGACTCCAACGCGGCCGGGGTACTGCACTGCCCGATGGGCCACTACATCACGCAGATCAACGGGCAGTGGCTGACGGCTGCCTGTCCGTGAGCTACGCTGCTCCCGGGTGATGGTCCGCAGTAGCAGTACCGCGAAGACCCCCGGTCCCTTCCGAGTGGACCGGGGGTCTTCCGCTGTCTGCAACCGCCCGGGTCCCGTGGCACACTGTGACCACATGCACCGCCCGACCGAAAGCAGTGGGGGCCCCGGTGAGCTGGTACGCCACACGCGAGTCTGTGAAGACCGCGCTCGATATCAAGGACACGGCGCGCTCTGACGCTGCCGTGGACGATGCTCTGACCGGTGCCACCGAGGCCGTGGACGGGGATTGCCGGCGCACCTTCACCCCGGTCCTGACCACGAGGAAGTTCGATTTCCCGGACGCGGTCATGTCCTCCCGGTCCTGGAAACTGTGGCTGGGGTCCAACGAGATCATCGCCGTGACGCAGCTCGCGAGCGGCGGCAGGGTCATCACCCCGGACCAGTACATCCTGCGCCGCGCGGACGACAGCGACCGGCCGCCTTTCGACTGTGTGGAGATCCTGCTCTCCGGCCGGTCCACCTTCGGCGGGGGCGCCACCTACCAGCAGGACATACAGCTGACCGGCTGGTACGGGTACAGCGACACCTCCCGGGCCGCCGGAGCACTGGCCGCGGACGCCGCGCCCGCTGACTCCAGCGTGCTGGTGGACACTGCCGCGTCTGCCGCGGTCGGGGTGGGCGACCTGCTGACCCTGGGTACCGAGCGCGTCGCCGTGACCGGCCGGCGGTCCGCGGCCAGCGGCACCGTGCTGGCAGCGGACCTGGCACAGAACACTGCGGCCACCGCGGTCACGGTGGGCAACTCCGCGGCGGTCACGGTGGGCGAGGTCATCACCGCGGGCACGGAGCGCATGCTCGTACTCGACATCCTTGGCTCGGTGCTGTCCGTCCGCCGGGCCTGGGACGGCACCACCCTGGCAGCGCACACCAACGGCGACGCGCTGTACGCCGCGCGCCGGCTGGTGGTGGACCGGGCGCAGTGCGGGACCGCGGCAGCCGCGCACCTGACCGGGTCCACGACCAGCCGGCTGGTCGTTCCGGGGCTGGCGGAGTCGGTGTGCCGGGGGATCGCGCTGAGCACCCTGCTCAACGAGCGGGCGGGCTACGCCCGGGTGTCGGGCAGCGGGGAGACCGCGCAGGAGCTCAAGGGAACCGCGCTGGGACAGCAGCGGGCCCTGCTCCGGCAGCAGTACAGGCGCATGGCGCTCAGTGAGGCGGTCTGACCGTGCCCCATTTCAATGTCACCGTGCGTACTACCGGCCCGGTCTTCGACGGCCGGGCCAAGCGCGCCGTGCGGGACTTCCAGCAGGCCGCGGAGCGCGCGGTGGCCGAGGAAGGCGCCAAGCGGGTCCGGGTCCGGCTGAAGAAGGTGCTGCGGCACCCGACCGGCTACTACATGGGCCACGTGGCGGCCGAGAAGGTGTCCAACCTGTGGGAGGTCAACGACGACGGGATCATCTACGGCCCGTGGCTGGAGGGGACCGGGTCCCGCAACCGCACCACCCGCTTCAAGGGCTACGCCACCTTCCGCATGGTCAAGTCCCTTCTTGACGCGCAGTCCGCGGGCATCGCGCAGCGTGAGCTACCCCGCTACCTGGCGAGGATGAACTGATGGCGCTGAACACTTCCGGTGTCCTCACCGGACTCCAGACCTTCGGCCAGTCCACCGGCCGGTTCGAGACCGTGATGCTCCATGAGCCCAAGTCGGCCCCGTCCGCCGGAGGGCTGACCCTGTGCTTCTGGCTGGACCGGACCATGCCGTTCGCGGAGGGGTCCGGGCTGGCTGCGGTGAGTATGGCCATGGTGGTCAACGCCCGGATCTACCTCAAGTTCCTGGCCGAGCCGGAAGACGCGATCGACACCGCCATCGCGGAGGCCGCAGACGCGCTCATGGCCGATCTGTGCGGCGGGTTCACGCTCGGCGGCCTGGTGCGCAATGTGGACATCTTCGGCGAGTCGTTCGATAAGGGACTTGAGCTGGAGTACGGCTATCTGACGCAGGACGGGGCCGTTTTCCGGGTGGCCGAGATGGTCATCCCCATGATTCTCAACGACGTGTATACGGAGGCGCCGTGACCGGCAGCGTGATTCTCGCCAAGCAGAGCGGGCTGGGCGACGGCCTGTTGTTCGGGCCGTACGACATGAGCGGGGACGTGCAGCAGCTCAGCTCGCTGTCCACCCCGCGCGGGGTGCTGGACTTCACCGGCATCGACAAGTCGGCCACCGAGCGGCAGACCAGCACCAAGGACGGCGCGCTCGGGATGACCACGTTCTTCAACCCCGGGCCCGCGGCGAGCGCAGCGCACCTGGTGGCCAGGGCGCTGCCCTATACCGACGTGCAGCTCGCCTACCTGCGGGGCACCGCGCTGGGCTCCCCGGCGTTCTGCATCCTGGGCAAGCAGACGACCTACGACGGCAGCCGGGGCGCGGACGGCTCTTTCACTTTCAACGTGAACGCGGTGGCCAACGGGTTCGCCGCGGAGTGGGGCGACCAGCTGACCCCCGGGCCGCGGACCGACGTCACGGCCACCACCCCGGCCAGCGGCGTGGACCTGACCGACGTGAGTACTGCTTTCGGGTGGTCCGCCTACCTGCACGTCCTGGCCTTCACGGGCACCTCGGTCACCATGACCCTGGGTGACAGCGCAGACAACGCCGCGTTCACCGCGCTGTCCGGCGGTGCGTTCGCAGCCGCGACCGCCATCGGGGTGCAGCGGATCGCGGGCGGCCCGACTGCCGTCGTGCGCCGCTACCTGCGGGTGGCCACGTCCGGCACGTTCACCTCCGCCACGTTCGCGGCGGTTTTCGTGCGCAACCGAGCGGACGCACTGCTGTGATGCCCGGGGGTCAGGTGCCCGCGTCCCTGCGCAGGCGCTACCGGGTGAGCGCTCCGGTGGCCACGCACTTCGAACCCTTCACGCAGGCAGACATCGCCGCGGGCCGGGCCTGCGCCGGGGTGGACTGTCCGGACTACCTGCTCGGGTGGAGGCTCCGGTACGACGTGCTGAGTGAGCAGCAGCGGTACGACGTGGACCACTGCGGGCGGCACTTCACAGTGGTGGACGGGTGGGCCGTCTTCGAGGCGGGACAGCCCTGCTTCAAGGCGTCCGTGCACCTGCGCCGGCTGGACCGGGAGGGCGTTTTCCGGATGAAGGACGGCCTGTCCCGCCCCGCCACGTTCACCACCCCCGAGGCGTGGCGGGATGACCTTCACGAGCACACCGACAAGATCGAGCAGACCAGACAGAAGGGCTAAGCAACCCTGTAGACTTTAGCCATGTTCATTGGAGAGACCTCCCGCGAGTGTGGCACCTGTCATGAGACCAAGCCCTATAGCCGGTTCTCACCCCGTGGAAAGAGAGGCGACATTGTACTGTATAAGAGCGTTTGCAAACAGTGTGCCGCTACACGGGCCAGGAAATGGGCTAAGGACAATCCGGAGCGTAACCGGGAGAACAGTCTCAACTGGCAATTGCGGAACGTGTACGGTATCGAACCGGAGCGCTATTACGAATTGCTGGACAGACAGGGCGGAGTCTGTGCTGTATGCGGAAAGGATGAACTCAGCGCGCACGGTCGAACCGGCACCCGGTTCCGCCTGTCCGTGGACCACTGCCATGTTACGGGCAGGGTACGCGGCCTGTTGTGCCAGTCCTGCAACCGGGCTATAGGATTGCTCGGGGACAATATCGGTATCCTGGAAAAGGCTATCGATTACCTAAAGGGAGATGAGCCCAATTAGCAAACAGAGCGGCCTCGGGTGGACCACGCTCAGCGTGGACACCTCCACCCCCACCCTTACCGACATCAAGAACGACGTGACCAACTTCGACTTCGCGACCCCGCGCGCAGTCCAGGACGTGACCGGCGTGGACAAGTTCGCGATCGAGCGCCTGTTGCTGCTCGCGGACTTCACCATCACCCTGGCCGGGGTTTTCAACACGGCCAAGTCGCACACCGTGTTCAAGGACGTGGCGGGCACGAACGTGGTGCGCACCTGCTCCCTGGTGATCAGCGCTCAGACCCTGTCCAACGAATGCGTTTTCACCGACTACGCCGTGTCACGTCAGGCCGGCGGGGCCCTGACCTGGTCTTCTCCCGGCGCGCTGGCTGACGGCACCGTGCCTGCCTGGTCCTGATCCACCGCTGCGCCCCGCACCACCTGAGAGGAAGGAACCGCGCCATGGGCTTCCGCCCGAAGAAGCGCACACAGACTGTCACCATGTCGGAGGGATCGGACTGGTACGGGCTGGAGATCGAGACCATGCCCATGAGCTTCGACACCTGGCTTGCCCTGACAGCCAGCGGTGCCAGCGGGCTGACCATGCGCGACGTGATCACGGCCGTAGAACGGCTGAGTGAGAACGTCGTGAACTGGAATCTGGAGGACGCCGACACCGGGGAGCCGGTCGGGACCGACCCGGAGACCGTGATGCACCAGGACCCGGAAATGCTCACGGAGGCTGCTACCCGATGGGTGCAGATGGTGGTCGGGGTGGACGACCCTTTGCCTCCGACCTCCGACGATACGCCGTCGTTGCCGGGGGTGTCACTGCCGACGGAAACCCTGTCCCTGCCCCCGGAGAGCTCCGGCGAGCTCGCCTGACCCTGCACCTGTGCGAGCGGTTCCACTGCCTCCCGAGCCAGCTCATGCGGGAGCCGGCGGAGTTCCTGCGCATGATCGAGATAGACAGCCTGGCCCGCCCGCCAGAGGAAGACCAAGAGGAGGAGTGGCCCGATGACTAACAGCGTGCGGATCGCGATCACGGGTAGTTCCACTGACGCGCAGAACGCTATCGAGGCCGCGAACCGTGCCGCCAAGGAGGCGGCCGGCGGGGGTCTGGACAAGCTCAAGGGCGCGTTGCTCTCCCTGGCACCGGCCGCCATCCCCATCGCTGCCAGCCTGGTCCCCATCGCCGCGCACATGGGCGCCGGGGCAGTGGCGGCGGGGGCGTTCGCAGCCGCGATCATCCCGCAGGTGAAGCAGTTCGGGGAGCTGTCCACCGCGCAGGACAAGGCGACCGCTGCAGCGGCCAAGTACGGGGCCGGCTCCAAGCAGGCGGCCGAGGCCAGCGACCTGGCGTACGAGGCACTGAAAGCCCTGCCGCCCGAGACGCAGCGGGCGGCCGAGGCTTTCTCGATCCTTAAGGACAGCTATCAGGGCTGGTCCGACAGCCTCGCCAAGGACACCATGCCCGTCTTCGCCAAGGGCCTGGCGGTGGTGAACGCGCTGCTTCCGCAGACCACGGGCCTGGTCACCGGGGCGTCCAAGCAGTTCGACCGGCTGGTGACCACCCTCGGCGGGCAGGTCTCCACTCCCGGGTTCGACGCGGCGGCGGCCAGGTTCAGGAAGTTCGCGAACGAATCGCTGAAGAGCGCGACGGATGAGGCCATCCACTTGGAGCGGGTGCTGTCGCAGGGCGACGCCAGCGGCCCCATCAGCACGTTCATGGACTACGTCAACAAAACCGGGCCGGAAGTAAAGGACACGCTGCGTAACCTCGGTGACACGCTGCTACATGTGGGCGAGGCTGCCGCCGACGCGGGCCCCGGGATGCTGTCCGTGGTCAACGTGCTCGCCAAGATCGTGGACTCCGTACCGGAAGCCGTACTGACCAGGCTCGTACAGCTGTACACGGTCCTCAAGCTGATGGCGCTGACCAAGGTGGGTGTCGAGCTGGCGGGGGCCGCGGTGCTGCGCCTCGCGGGCTCGATCAATGCGGCGGGCATCCGGATGGCCGCGGCCGGCGGCGGGGTGCGCGGCCTGGCCGCGGAGTTCGGCCGGCTGTCCACTGCCACCAAGATCACTGGCACGCTGGCCGCCATCGCAGCGCTGTACCTGGTGGTCAACAAACTCACCGAGTCGAGCCGGAAAGCCCCGGACATCGACAGGATGACCACCGCTATCGGCCGGCTCGGGGACACCGGCAAGGTTAGCGGGGAAGCCGCGCGGATCTTCGGTTCTGACCTGAGCGGTCTTGCCAAGGATATTGACCGGGTGACCGGCGGCGGTTCCAAGATGGACCACTTCAACGATGTCATGAACAAAGTCTTTTCCCTGGGAATGGCCAAGTCCAATTCGGCCAAGCAGGCGAGCAAGGATCTTGACGCGCTGGACAAGAGCCTTGCCAACCTGGTGCAGGGCGGCCATGCGGACCTGGCCGCGCAGGCTATAAAGGATCTACAGAACGAGACCGGCAAGAAGATCCCCACCAAGTCGCTCGACAATTACAAGAGCGCGCTAGCGGACCTGGATTACGAGAACAAGCTCGCGTCGGAATCCCTCGGCCTTTTCGGGGCGCAGTCCCTGGAAGTGCAGAAGCGGCTCAACGCACAGAAGCAGAGCGCACAGGGATTGCAGCAGGCGATTCTGGACCTCAATGACGCGAACCGCGCCGGCATGGACGCCATGTCGGATTTCGAACAGGCCATTGACGACTCCACCGCCGCGATAAAGGGGCACCGGAACGCGCTGTCGTACAGTAACGGCGAGCTGGACCTGACCAGCAAGAAGGCGCGCGAGGCGTACAAGCCGCTGTCCGACCTGGCCAGTACCGCGGAGGCCGCGGCCACTGCCGCGATCCAGCAGGGCAAGAGCCAGGACTACGCCAACGGCATCCTGATCCGGGCGCACGACCAGCTAGTCAAGGCAGGCCAGCAGATGGGCCTGACCCGGTCGCAAGCGATCAAGCTGGCCGACTCGCTCGACAACATCAAGGACCCGAAGATCAAGGTCACGGGCTCGGTGGCGCAGCTCACCAGCGTCATCGCGGACGCAAAGCGCAAGCTGGCGTCCCTGCCCAAGTCGCATTCCTCCCGGGTCAACGCCGATTCCTCGCAGTTGCGGAACGTGATCAGGGACGCTCAGGCGCGCATCAACTCGCTCCGGGGGAAGACCGTGCCGATCATCATCTCGCAGACCTACACCACGCACGGGAGCGTGGCCCATGAGGGCGGCGGGTACGCCACCGGCGGCCCGGTGGGTCTTGGCCGGCGCGCCGGTACCGCGGCGGTGGGCGGCCCGCGCAGCGACATGACGTGGGTCGGTGAAGCAGGGCCGGAGCTGGTCAGCCTCGCGCCCGGAAGCTCGGTCCGGCCGCACGCCAACTCGGTGATGGACGCCCGGGGCGGCGGGAGCGGGGGAGGCGAGGCGCAGCACATCTACCTGATGGTGCCGGACGGCCGTGTGCTGGCCGAGTGGCTGTTGGAGCCCATGCGGAACTTGGTGATCCGCAAGGGCCGCGGGGACGTGCAGCAGACCTGGGGAAAGAGGGTTGGCTGATGGCCGGGCGATTCGCACCCAGCGTGCAGCTACAGATCAACGGGGTCTGGACCGACGTGACGTCCCGGGTCCGCGGCGCCATCGATGTGGAGTACGGGATCAAGGCGTCGGGCGGGAAGATCGCGGACCCTGCCAGTTGTTCGATGACGCTGGAGAACAATGACGGGGCCCTGTCCATCCGCAACCCCCTGTCGCCGTACTACCCGTGGCTGGGGGTCAACACCCCGATCAGGGTGGGGCAGGCCGTCATCGGGGCCGCCCCGTGGCTGGACATGCCCAACGGGAGCACCGGCCGCGCAAGCACCCCGGACGCGGCGGTGCTCGACATCACGGGGGACCTGGACCTTCGTGCGGATATCGAGTGCGCCGTGTGGGGTGACGCGGTCGATTCCAACCTGGGCGCTCAGGAGATCATGGGCAAGTCCACGGCGGTGGGGTCGCAGAAGTCCTGGCTCTTCCTCGTCACCTCGGACGGGGGTCTGAAGCTGTTCTGGTCCGCGGACGGGAGTACTGACCTGGGGGTCGCGTCCGTCGCGGTGGGCCAGGTGCCCGGTGCCCGGCTCAGTGTCCGGGTCACGCTTGACGTGGACAATGGCTCCAGCGGCTGGACGGCTACTTTCTACACCAGCACCACGCCGGGCACTTCAGGCCCCTGGACGATGCTCGGTACGCCGATCACTGTCGCGGGCATCACCTCGATCTTCAACAGCACGACGGCCGTCCACGTGGGGGACGTGGCCACGGTTGGTTTCGGGAACCTGGCAAGGAAGATCTTCAAGGCCGAGGTGCGGTCCGGGATCGGCGGGACGATCGTGGCCAACCCCGACTTCACCGCGCAGGCCCTGGGCGCCACCAGCTTCGCGGACACCGCCCCGTCCGCGCGCACCTGGACCGTCACGGCCGGCGCGGTGACCAACGTCTACCGGCGGTTCACCGGCCAGGTCAGCGAGTATCCGCCGACCTGGGACACGGGCGGCCAGGACGTCACGGTGCCCATCGTGGCGGCCAGTGCGCTGGACCGGTACAGCCGGTCGCGTACGGTCCTGTCGTCCACGCTCCGGCGCAGGATCGCGTCCTACTTCGGCCCCGCAGGCCCGAACACCTTGATCGCGTACTGGCCGTGCGAGGACGGGGCGGACGCCACGACGGCCATGTCCCCTATCCCGGGTGTGGCGCCCATGACCACGTCCGGGGTCACGTTCGCCTCGGACAGCACCCTGCCCGGGTCGTCTCCGCTGCCCGTGCTCGGCACGGACAGCTCCACCTCGGAGGGGGCGGTGCCTTTCGCTGCACCCGGGCAGTGGGATGTCGAGCTGGTATACAAGATCCCTGCCGTCCCCCCGAGCAATTCAGCATTCTTCTATATCAATTCGTCTACAGGCACATGGCGCATCGCCATCGATTCCACGCTTATCCACGTAGACGTTTTCGATACCACGGGCACTTCCGTGTACAGCCTTGCCGGGATAACCAACCTCGGATTCACCGGGGCGTGGACGCACTTCAATTTCCAGACGCAGACGTCCGGATCGAACACGTCCTATCACATGGGGTGGGTCGTGACCGGGGGCGGCGGGTTCTTCTGGGAAGACACGGTCACCGGCATTCTTCCGGGCCGGGTTACCAGCGTGGTGCAGTCCCATGGCGGCACGCTGGGGCAGATGTCTTTCGGGCACATCGCGGTCTTCAACGCCTACAACCTCGGCAACGCCGCGTTCTCAGGGGCCGACACGGGATTCAATCTGGAAAGGTCCACTGCCCGCGTCGTCCGCCTCGCCAAGGAGCAGGTGATTCCCATGTCCATCGTGGGCGCGGCGGGGGACGGGGTCCAGATGGGGCCGCAGCCGATAGACACCGTGATCAATACCCTGACCGACGCGGTACTTGCGGAGGAGACTTTCCTGTACGAGGCGCGGGATTTCGCGGGGCTCCGCTTCCGGAACCTCAACTCGATCTACGCGCAGCCGTCCATGCTCGATCTGCCGTACCGGTCCGGGTCCGGGAAGCAGATGATCGTCGCGCCGTTCAAGCCCGTGGGCGACTTGCAGAACGTGGTCAACGACAGCACGGTGACCATGGCCAACGGCACCTCCGCCCGGGTGCAGGTGACCACCGGACGCCTGTCCGTGCAGGAGGCGCCCAACGGGATCGGCACCGGCTACGCGGAGAACATCCCTGAGAACCTGGGCTACGCCAGCGACACCGCCGACCATGCCGGGTGGAGATCTTTTGTCGGCACCTTCGACGCCGACCGGTACCCGAGTATCAGTCTCCGGCTGGAAAAGGATCTGACCCGGGTGCCGGACGTGGCGCGCCTAGACGTGACCCACCGGCTCAGGGTGCTGGCTCCGCTCCTCAGCCAGATGGCGCCCACCACCGTGGACCAGATGCTGCTGGGGTACTCCGAGCAGCTCGATCAGTTCTCATGGCTGTGGACGGGCGCCTGTCAGCCGCACGGGCCGTACGGGTCGGTACTCCGCTACGACGACGCGGTGGCCAAGTACGACGCCCCGAGCTGTACCCTGTCCGCCGGCATGACCACCACGGCGACCTCCGCATCGGTGGTGCACGCCTACGACGCGGACCGGTGGGCGGACAGCGCGACCTACCCGGGGGACTTCCCTTTCAGCGTGGTCATAGCCGGCGAGGTCTGCACGTGCACCGCAGTCACGGGCACTACCGCGGTGCAGACCATGACGCTGACACGCAGCGTTAACGGCATCATCAAGGCGCAGGTCACCGGGGAACCCGTGCACCTCGCAGCCCCCAGCGTCTACGGATTGTGAGCACGGATCATGACGGGTGTCCTGGCAGGCCAGACCATTTCATCGGCCCGGGAGAATGACAACAGCTCGCGGACTACGGCCTATACCGCGATCACGGCGAACGCCGCCCTGAACTCGGGGGTGGAGACTGTGTACATCACCACGCCCACGATCCTGTTCCGGAACAACCGCGCTTTCCGGGTCACCGCCAAGGGGAGGTGGAACCCCACTGCGGCCAACGACCAGTTGCAGATCGGGGTGCGGAAAACAAACGCCTCCACCACGCCCAAGCTGATGGACACTTTCCGTATCAGCAGCGCGGGCACCGGGACGTACTCGTTCTTCTACCAGACCGTGATCATCAATACGTCCGGCGGGGACATCTCCGTGCCCCTGGTGGCCACGTGCATGCGCGCGTCCGGAACCAGCGTGACCGTCCAGGGGTCCACCGCCGACCCCTCGTACCTGATGGTGGAGGACATCGGGCCGGCCTCGGACTACCCTGCCGCGTGCAGCATGACCTAGGCTGCCCCTGTGCCGCTCCGCACGCAGAGAGACCCCCGGCTGACACACCGGGGGTCTCTGGCGTTCTACGCGGGCCCGTGGTTCAGGTAGTCGATCGCGGCCTGCAACAGGACCGGGTCATCCTGGAACTGGCCTAGGCCCGTATTGCACGGAGAGCACAGTATTCCGCGTACGCATTTTCCGCAGGAACGGTATCCAGGGCAGCATGAATGATCGTGATCCACGTGGAATTGCCCGCGTCCTACTGGCGTATCTGTCCCGCACACCGCGCACGAATAATTCTGGGCTCTCCACATTGAATCGTATTGATATTCAGCTAGACTGTATTGGCTTAGCCTTTGTTGTTTACGGGACCTGGCCCTAGCCCTACCTCCATGCGGTGACGCTTTGTATGTAGCGGACCGGTCCCGTTGGTACTCCGGGTTTTCTAGTTGCCTTTTTTGGTAGTTAGCCTTACTGCCCTTTCTGTGGCACTCTATGCACTGAGAGGCCCTAGGCAGAACTCCATCCTTTCGACGGGCAGATTCACCCTTATAATGGAACTGGTCCAGCGCCTTGACCTCTTTGCAATTCGTGCACGTCTTGGTCTCCACCTGTGCTCGCTCCTTAGCACAGAACGGCCCGGTCCCCGGTGTGTCAGCCGGGGCCGGACCGTTCGCGTTCCTGCCTGCTACCGGTCGCCGTACGCCCGGTCTATCTGCTCCGCGTCGGCGGCGATCTGCTCATCGGTCGGGGGCTGGAACTGGTCGTCCAGGTGCTTGGCCTCCGCGTCGCCCATGAGCGCGCGCTGCACAGTCCCGGGGGTCTCCCCGCTGTCGGGCTTTCCTCGGTGGCTCACTACGTGTCCTCTCCCTCGTAATCCGCCACGTCCTGTGCGTAGGCGGGGCAGTAGGCGACCGTGGCCGCATCCATGATTTCGGACATCGTTTCCAGGGACAGGCTGTGCGCCACCGCCACCGCGTACACGTCGCTGACCGAGGCGCCCGTGTCCAGCACCCCGCATGCGGTCCGCCCCACCCGGGCAAGGTCCGGTCCCGAATTTACGGCGAGCAGTTCCGGGTCCTCGGCACTGACGATGTCCAGGAAGACCGCGTCGTCGTCCGTACCGCCCTGTGCGGCCGGGGCCCCCGGGTCGTCCTGCGCGGCCGGCACGGGGGATGCGCCCGTGGTGGGCACGGGCCGGGCGCCGTGGTCGGACCCGGACCTGCCGCCGAAGTGCACGACGCCGTAGATCAGGGCGACCAGGATCGCGGCTACGACCAGGTACGGGACGCAGCCCTTCCCCGCGGGCGGCTGGTCGTGGTGCATGGTCATCTCAGGCTCTCCGGAATCAGTAGCTGCACGACGTGCGGGGCGGAGGCGAGACCCGGTACCCGGGGCGCGTACTCGATCAGGGCGTCTTCGACCAGAGCGTCAAGCGCCCGTCGCCCTGCCTGTTCGTCGTCCAGCAGGCCGGCCGTGATGACAGCCTCGATCACGAACCGGCGCCGGTCGTGCAGGGTCCACGCGATGCGCACGACGATATCCCTGGACGGGTAGTCGACCGAGACAGAGAGCCGATCGATCCCGTCCGGTTCCGCGGGCTGTGTGATCAGGCTCATGCGCTCTGCCCCCGTGATCCGGCCAGGACCAGGCACCCGAGAAGACCGGAGCCCATCAGGCCCCACGTGATCGTGGCTGTCAGGTCTATCAGGTCGTCCCGCCGGTGGCGCAGCGTCCAGCACACCGTACCCAGGACCAGGGTCAGCGGCGGGCGTCGCGTCCTGCTCCGGTGCTTCCTCATGTCTGTTCCCTCCGTTGCAGGGTGGCAGCCGCCCGGCCAACGGCGCGGGCTCGACTCGTTTCGTGGGTCGGGCGGCTGGGTGGACCCGGACCGATTCGAACGGCCGTCCTCGGATGCACGCCAGGCTGCCCCTGACGCTCCGGATACCGCGCTCTGCCACTGAGCTACGGGCCCTGGGGTGCCGGCCCCTCCCTACTCCGACGCGGGAGGGGCCGGCGGTTGCGGGTCAGCCCTGGGGGGCGAACGGGTTGGGGCCGCTGCCGAGCGGCGGGCCGCTCTGCTCCCAGGGGTTGGCCGGGGGCGCCTGCGGGCCGTACGGGCCCGGGGCGGCCGGCTGTCCGTACCCGGGGGCCGCGTTGTTCGTCTGGGCGCTGTACTGCTGGACACCCTGCGCGAACTGCTGCGCGGCCTGCTGGACCGATCCCTGTGCCTGGCCCGGCATGACGACCATGGACCGGTCACCGTTGAGGTACCGGGTGGCCAGCTCGGCATCCTGCGGGGTGAACTGAGTCTCCACACCCCACGCGTTGCCCTTGGCCGCAGGGCCGGTGCCCCGCTGGGTGTTGATTCGGCCGAGTACGACCTGTCCGGTGCCGGCCAGCTCGCGGAGCTGGCGGGCGACCCGGACACCGGACAGGCCGATGCCGGTGAAGGCGTGCCCGTCGAAGACCTTGCCGTTCGCGGCGGGGTCCATGCTGACCACGGGGCCGCCGTCCAGCACGACCACGTCAGAACTGACGCTCTCGAAAGTGGAACCGGGATTGGTCTGGCTGGGGACGATCTCGATCTTGCGCGGGGTGATCAGCAGCAGCCGGCCGCGCAGGTCGCCCATGTGCGGGAAGTCCGAGGCTCCGGACGCCGCAATGAACGGGGGGTGCGGGTTGAACGCGGGCGCGGCCTGCGCCTGCTGGACGGGGGCGGCGGCTGCCTGCTGGTACTGCGTGGGCGCCGGGCCCTGGTACTGCGGCTGGTACTGCTGCGGGTTCACCGGGTAGTTCTGCTGGCCCGGGTACTGCGGGGGGTACGTCACGGTTGGATCTCCAGTTCAGTTCGGATGGGTACCGCCCGGGGTCTTGAGCTGTTCAGTTCTGTTCGGGTCAACCCCGGGCGGTAGCGGACTATCCGGGACTCGCACCCGGCCCCTGTCCTGTCCCCCGGCCCCGCTCGCAAGAGGGGTCGGGTTGAGGACAGCTGCACTCGCAGTAGTCCTGACCAGCCGTCGCCGGTCAGTGCCATTCCCGATGCCTCGGGAATTCTGCGCGGGCCCCGTCTCAACGGAGGGGAAGGTACGGGGCCCGCAGTCTTGGTCTGCCCGGGTGAGCGGTCTCGCAGGGTCACGCTCACCCGGGCAGGACTCCAGCATGGCACACGTTCTGTCGTGCGTCAAGCTATGTCAGAACGGGGGCTCGCCACGCCCGATCGTGACCAGCTCCAGCAGGACCGGGTCCCCGGCGGGGAACGTGGCCGTGGCCGTCTCCCACACCGCGGCCTGCCCGCCCCTGCCTTCCTGGAACGCTTGCCACATGGCCGCCCGGGCGTACCCGCGCAGCGTGCCCAGGTCCGGTTGCAGGTCCGGCAGGGAAGGGGGCTGGACCGCGAGCGGGGTGGGGAAGACGGGCTCGGGTCCGTGCTCTCCGGCCCATCCGGCCGGCGGCCGGGACGCGGGGGCGTCCACCGAGGCGGGGTCGTCTGCCTGCGGACCGGGCGCAGCCGGCTGGAACTCCGGGCCGTCCGTGATCAGCAGCGGCAGATCCTTCCGGGTCTTGCGCGCGTCGCGGATCTGCATCGACAGGGCGCAGTCAGCCCACCCGTGTACCAGGTCCACCCGGCGCAGCGTGCAGGTGCCGGAACCGGCGGGGATGTGGACCACGATCGCGAAGTCGGTCCGCACCTTGGGCGCCGGCAGCCACCGGCCCCGTTCCGGAATGTCGTTGTCCCACTCCCAAATGCCGTTCTCGTTCACGCCGTGCGCGTAGCAGGCAAGCTGCTGCCGGATGTCCAGCGCTGCGTACTCCATGCTCTGGCCGGTCTTCACGTCCCCGATCACGTACTCCCCGTTGGGGAGCTGGAAGATCTTGTCAAAAGTACCGGCCACCTCCAGCGACCGCAGGATCGTGGTCCGCTCAAGCATGTCCGGAACCGGGACCAGGCCCGTGGCCTGGATCTTCCGCACGTACGCCTCGACATCCGCGCGGAACGGCGCCGGCACGCTGGCCAGGTCGAGCCGGCCGAGGTCGTACAGCTCGGTGTAGCGGTGCACCTTGGTCCCGTGGTCCGCTGCGAGCTTGTCACCGCCCGCGGTCTTCAGCGCGTCGGCCAGCTTGTCCAGCGCGCCCGCGTTGGTCTTGACGTCGAACCCCCCGCCGTCCTTGGCCGGTGCCAGCTCCCGCGCCTGTGCCATCTGCGGGGAGTTCGGGTAGTGCGCGGCGGCCGAGAGGAGGACGCGCTGCTGCCACTTGGTCAGGCCGTACTGGTCACCCAGGCCCTTGATGAAGGTGGTGACCCGCTGGCGACCGCGCATCTCCCCCGTGACCGGGTCCGGGATCTTG